CTTGAAGGATGGATCAAATTGAGCTGCTATGCAGTTCACGCATCTAATGAAGCTCCAAGAGCAAGCCCTTGGCCTTCACTAGATACAGAAGATCCATTTGAGATTCGGTTAAGATCATCCAGAGCCACTGCCATTGTCGATTTAAGAGCGATATGTAGGGAAGAATTGGAAGTATAAGTACTTTCGGTTGTAGAACTACCGTAATAAATATCATCCTCTTTACCTAACGCCTGTAAACCCTTCATAGTTATTTCCCCAATTTTAATAAAAGACAGAATTTTGTTTCTATCTTTGTTAAATATTGAGTCAATATCTAATTGACATAAGTTATCAGCAACCTCAGTAATGGGAATGCTATCACTAGCATCTCACGCTTCGGCTACAGATAACAGTCTGTCAATATGGTTTTTAATACCAATGAAGACTGGCGTGCTACCAAAGTCATTCAAATCCTCAATTAGATAGAGACCTTTATGGGCCTCAATCTTTTTGATGAGCTGAAGAACAGAAGCAGCACCACCAGAAACAACTTTTCCCAAGCCTAGTCCAAGGACTCTAGATAACTCATCTAGAACTACCCCCGGACCAGGTACCTGATAATTTTCATTAGAGAATGTTGCCATGGCCAAAATTCTACGAATTTTGTCATAAGTAACATAACCTGATGATATATCAAGTCCAAAGGAAAACATTTCCATTCTTGGAACAAATTTTAAATTAAGAATAATCTTTTTAGAAATAGTAACCTTCCGGTTACCCTTTTTAATAATTTTAGACTTAACTAACATTAGTCCAGAATAGAAATCCCTCACAAAAGAAACTAAGTTTCCACCATATACATAACAATTATGTTTGATCTTAAAATAATCAAATAAAATTGTAAATGTAATGAATGGATTGAATATATTTTTAATCAATCCTTTCATCGGCAGACCAGTGATTTCTTCCCCTCTATGGAATCATCTTTTAGCAAACTCATATGTATCTTTCGATACATGTGTTTTGTTAAGAGAGATTTCAACCCCTAACTTAGTCATTACCTCAATGTATTTCTTTGCGACAGCATCGTTTTTAATAACGATGTCGTCACCCAGAATTATATATTGATCAAAATTATGTAAACCACATAATTCAGAGCAATAGTATACAACAAGATGATGAGTAAGAGTAAAGGCGGCTCAAGAAGAATAAGCACCCATCGGCTGACCGACTGCATATCTAATAGTCTCACGACTATTGGGCATGTGGCCTGAAGCTGGTTTGGCAAATTTTCTGTTTGTAAGTAGATTCTCCCACGCATTAGCAAAGTTAGCATCCTCGAAAATATTCTCAAGGAGCCGACGTTGTAAATGAACAGGAAATCTATCAGTGGCAGCAGATAAATCAAGAGAGTGAAAACGCTCTGAATTTTCCAATCATGGACCTTTAGGATTTTGAGTGAAAGTCCTATCCATAGGTATACTTCTCAAACAAGAGAGAAGTATAGTATGAATAGGTTTTAAGTACAATTGTGATGTATAATCTAACATCGCAATTATCCTTAATTTACACTCAGGATCCGATATAAATGCTAATTCTCCGGTAAAACCGGAAACATCCTCTTTACAAAGATGATGTCCTTGATCACAATGTGATTTTGGTAAACATTTATTAAAAGACCATGTGTAGAATTTAGAAAAGAAATCCCTTCCCGTATCCGAAGTAAGTTGGAAGATTCAATGCATCTGAGGATAACTTAAGAGTAAAACACTCACCACCGAGGTAAGGCTTGCTTTACCTGTTGGAGAACCTTTTACACTTAAGAAAACATCAGAGATTGAAAATTCTGGCTTATTTCGTTTCAGGTTATGTAAACGAATGAAACGTCTGATCACACCATAAGGTATAGTATACCTTTTGGCGGGACCCGGGCCTTCAATCGTTGCATAATTTGGAAGGACTTCTTCTCCTTTTCTCAATTCCAATGTTCGAGTAAGATTAATTATGGTAAGTAGTAACTTTTTACCTAATATACCTTGATCGAGCAATGGTTTCAAGAAAAGAAGCCGTTTTGGCCATCCTGTTTTATCTACTCCTACTCCCTCCTTATTACACATCAATGGTTCACCACAAATGTACCGTGTTATATGTAAACGCATTGTTTTCAATGCTTTTACAGTATAAACCGTTCCATTTGAGCGAAGCAAGGATGTCATAAGGATGAAGTACGACTTAATGAACTTATCAGAATCAAAACCTTTAAACATCATCCGACAAATTTTTGTTGTGATTTTGAATAAATTTTGATTCATAAGATTGTTAATTTTACAAATATAATCGCTTACTTTTCTCACAATAGGCAACTACCAGTCCGAGAAACCAACTAAGAACGATGTTCTTACTGGGTTTCTACTTACGGACCTCCTTACGGGTAACCAAAGGGAGTCTAATTAAAGATCCTTCTTTAGTTAGTAGTTACAGATGTCAATTGTGAAGCAAGGGTGATTATCATCACTCTAGCTCAGAGTCCCCTTTAACAGGGAGAGCTAAGAAATTACAAGTCCCCGTAGGTAGGGACTTAGTGGTATATAGATTTTGCTAAAAGTCTATATAGGGGTAATACCCAGTAG